CATTTGAACCAACTTCTGCTGATCTATTAATTTAATAATAATACCTTCCAACCTCTTGAAGTCTTGGTCTAGTTCTGTCATTAGTGTTTCCTGTATGAACTTGTTTTGCCTCCATATAAAAAATCCAAACGCTATTGTCATCGCTACAGGTATTCCAAACTGTTCCAGTATTTGTAAAATATCCATTACTTTCCTCCATCAATAAGTTCTCCCCATAATGATGTTTTCCCATTTATTATCTGTATAATATGAACTGCAAACAATCCTCTAGCATAAAAATCAACGATTGCAAATGCATGCGCCCAATTAATCGGTCTACCCCCAAGCCATTCATTTGACTCAGGACCCATATCCTTAAGACACCCAATACTCCATGCGCTTTTTGGACCATCCATATGAGTTGCTGACATCTGTTGTAAATCATGCCAATGTCCATACATTACATTGCATCCTAATTTCCTAAGATGATTAGCAGTATGATATTGACCGCCATATTGATGACCATGATAAAAGTAAAGTTTTCCCATTTTAAGGCACTTTCCAAACTTGTGATATTTGTACCCACGGTCATCAAGCTTAACAGCATTAGCAAATTTATACTGAGGTATATAGGGGTACTTTTCAACTGCATAATTAAGCCAATTATCATGATTACCCTCAGTAATATATTTTTCTTTACAACCTGCTTTATCCAAAACTTCATCAATTTGGTCCATTCCAGAGTTAACATCTTTTACATCCTTATCAAAATCATCTATTAAGTATTCTAATGGCGGAGCTTTTTTTCTTTTAAATCTCCAGGCACTAAATGCATGCCATTCACCAACATCTCCAAGATCTATATAAGCATCAGGTTTAACTATTTCTATTGTCTTCTTCAAACAATTTATGGCTGGCTGATCATGTAACGGAAAATGTTTATCTGGTGTTACAATGACTCTCTTAACAACGCCTTTATCCATAACTTCCCCCTTTATTTGTTTATTTATTTAGCTCTTTTCTCAATAAAGCTATCTTATATGCAAAATATATAATAGTAATTATTCCAACTCCAATCTTAATTAAGTCTGGTAAAAAATCCATAAATTGCACTGTCATTCCTCCGCCTCCAATTACTACTGATTTTAATGTATCTAAATCCATTATTACACTCCTGTTGATGAGCCAGCTGTATCAAAATCAGCATCTGCCAATCCTGATGATGTTCCATGATGAGTTCCCATCTCATCTATTACATTATTACTACCTGTTGCACTATCTTCATTAAATTTCCAATATGCCGTGGGTGCTGGGCGAAAATATTTTAAATTCTGACTAGCTTCTGTTAATCCAAATATACTCTCTGCATCTAATACAGTCCCCTTCCAAAAAACTAACTCACTTGTAATAGATGAAACAAATTCACTATCAGTATTAGATGATCCTATATGAATATCTCCCGTATATTGAGTTGGAACATTTAAACTTGCATTAGTAGCACTTAAGCTTCCATCAACATAAATCTTACCAGTTGTTGCACTTTGATCAAATGTTGCAGCTATATGATACCAATTATCATGAACTAAATCTGTATCTGTTGAAACATTTTGAGAAGCACTTCCAGTATTACACACAAGTTGTATTGATTCATCATCTCCAGCAGCATCGTCATATCTCATGTAAAACCCATGTCCTCTAAATGCTCCAGCTTTCATACCAATATATCCATCTAAGTTGCTAGTACTAGAAGCATCTACAGTCAACTTAATCCAAAATGCTATAGAAAAATCATTAGCACCTCCAGTATCGGTTACTTGTAAATCAGCATGATTAGCTACAACTACATAGTCACTACTACCAGATGTAAAGGTAGTAGTAAACCTTGATAGATCAGTCCTTCTTTTTCTATTATTCAAACCATTACTTATATGTAACATATTATCATCCTATGTAACAAATTATTTTACTACTCGTCGTGACTCCTGCATCGTCATCAATATTTGTATAAACCTGTGCTGATTTCCATCTTCCGAATATTTTTTGACCTCTTTTTAAATTAACTCCCTGTCTAAGGTACCTGATTGAAGTATTTGCATGATGCTCATCAGGCATTATATTGGTTTCTCTTCTAAATATATCCCCTTTTTTCTCCCAACCAGTTTTCGCTTTTCTAATAGTTAAATTATCTATAGTGCATGTTCCATTTTGATGGGTGGTACCAAGACCAAATATAATATACGAAGTAGTCGCAGTAGCTGTCATTGCAGGATAAGTACGTCTAACATAACCATCACGAGATTGAGTTTGACCAATAGCTGTACCGAAAGAGAGATCATCATCATTATCCTCCTGAAGTCCGCCTATCAAATCCCATTTTCCAACCTCTCTGGCGTAGTTAAAAACCCCTACAGCATTCATATTTATTGTCCCGATACCTTTACCTGTCTTTCCGAAATTTGATGTTGCCAATTCACAAAAATACTCTTCTCCAACAACTGTTTTAAATGGCATAGATACATAACCCTTAGCATTTTCAGTATTTGTTATTACAGCTTCTCCATCTCCAGTAGTCGTAAATGTTGCATCTACAGCTGTCCAACCATTAGCATGTACTAAATTATCTACCGAATCTGAATGAAAATCAAATTCAAAATTATCTGAAGAAAGCGAATCTTCAAAAAATGCTTTTTGAGCATCAGTTAATTTATCATTCAATCCATCAGTAGTACTTCCAAAGAATTTACTTGAATCTTCAGCTACTAAACTCATCAATGATGATCTATACCCTATATTCTGTATACAAACTATCACGCCATTTTCAGGTGTAAAAGTAGTTCCAGTTTCAACTCCATCCGTATCTACAAATCCTGTATCTAAGTAAGCAGATCCAACTTGTCCAGTAGAAATATTAACTGCCTCTTGCGGAGTATACTTATGCAATCCTTCTGCCATCTAACTACCCATATAGCAAATACATAGTTGATTACTAGTCATCACTGAAACTGATGTCCATCTGCCAAAAATAGTTATTCCTTCTGGAAAAGTATCAGTATCACCAAGAGTATCACCTTTACTCTCCCATCCACTTACACCTATTCCAAACATTTTAGTTCCATCTTCAGGTGTCAATACATCAAATCTAACATCAGTTAACATGCTAATAGCTATTACAACTCCAGTAGCTGGAGTAAATGTTGTGCCATCAGTATCTAAAAATACTGAGCCACCTTGACCTAAATTAATGTTATGAGCTTCTTGTACTGAAAAATGCTGTATTCCACCTTTCTGAACTGCCATAATTATTTCTCCCTTTTATTTATTTTTATTAGTTTTTTCATATAGATGTTCCTGATTCAATAACAGCATTATCTGTTAATGTTCCATTGTTACTATTTGTTGACATATCATATATAGTGCTTCCTTCACCAGCTTCAGTTCCTGCTCCCATTCTCCACCATCCTACACAATTGCCTATACTTGTTGCATCATAAGAATGAACACTAGCCAAGTCTTGCATTTCACTAGCTGAAACTACATCATCAAACATAGCTACATTAGCTATTCTGCTTTCAAATCCTGAACTACTTACACTTTCTGCAAGGGCACCTATTCTAGCATTAGTATCGTCAACAGCTGACGATGTAAAACTTCCATTTTTAACTTCACTGCCGTTTACGTAAAGTCTAACTGATGGACTAGCACCATGGTCATACGAAAACCCAACTTGTTGCCACGAATTTGTTGTTAGAATATCTGCATCACTACTAATAGCATTTCCATCAAAAGTTACTCTTATCTTTGTATTGGTATGATAGTTAAATCTTAGATAAACTGTATTACCTAAAGATATATGACCAGTAGAAAATATCGTTCCATTGTTATCAGTTGGATATATCCAAGCAGACATTGAGTAATCAGAAGCATCAAAAATATTATTAAAACTTGTAGAAAAATCTATTGTATCTTCAGTTCCATCAAAAGCAACCCAAAAACCACCTGTTAGTATAGAAGCAGAAATTAATTTATTTCTTAATCCCAAATTCGGCATATTATCCGTAATAAGCTATTACTGAACCAGAATCAAGTTCTATTGATTTAAATCTACCAAATATTGTAACACCCTTTGGTATTGTAAAATCTGCAATATCTTCTATAAAAGATACATCACATTCAGATACATCTACTGCAGCATCTGTAATTGCTGTTACAGCAACAAATACACCTGTATGCTCTACTTGATCATCTATAAATATTGCACCGCCTTGTCCTAAAGAAGCGTTTTGAGCTTCTTGTACTGTAAAGACATGTAAACTTTTTCTATCTCCTGATATACCAGCCATTTTAACCTCCTACCCTAAGCATTGACTATGCGTGAATGGGTCTATTTATTTAATTGAATGAGGTCCTGGAGCCTGTATTCTTAAACCAGAAATCCTCGTATTATTGTACTTTTCTACCATTTTTCTAAATTCTTTCATAAAATATTCTTTACCTTCAATATTCATCTGATCTTCTAACATCTTAGCTTTTACATAATACACTAAAGCTTTTGATAAATAAGAAGGTAAATCTAATACACTTGATTCATCTACTAAAGCGCTTACATTATAATATACAGAAGGAGTTTCTTCAAAGGCTACCCATGAAGATTGGCTTCCACTATACTTGGTATATAATTGCAATACGTTATTAGTACCCGCTCCTTCATCGTTAATATTCTGCACTTGATGTAATCCATTAAATCTGCCTGCATTTCTTAAGACTATATAAGAACCACTTTTGCCATATGATAAACTATAAGCAGTGACATAATTAGTATAAGCTGATGTACGATCTGATAGTTCTAAATAACCTGCATTGCTTCTATAATGTGTAATGTTCTGATCCACATCATCAGTTTCGTTTATAAAATAATCAGGACTATACACATATTGTAACTCAAGTCCATCAGCAACTGTTGATAAAGGAGATTTCCATTGAACTATATTAGCACCTGGCCCATAATCTTTTGAAGATGTATCATTATCAAATCTAGTATCTTTTTCTACTATTGCAACTTTATTGCCTTTAATATAATATCCGTATTCTTTTACTGCCATATTTTAAGTCCCATCTGCATCGACAACTCTAGGCTCATAAATCAATCTAGGAATTGCACGATACTCATCTTTATCATTTAAATGATTCTTACATCTTATTTGCAATACTTTAATTACATCATTAGGTAAAGAATAGAATCTTTGATCTTCTGTTAAATCAATTCTTTCGGTATTAATATGAGTTTCAGAAATAGTATTTAATTCTTCTAATCCGTCTTTGATATAAGCAATAGCTCTACCAGTTTGATTAGTACCTATTCTTTCCATTAATTCTTTAACCTTCATCTCCACCTCCTTGTTGAGGACCTCTAAAAAATGTGAAAAATTTATCATATTGTGCTTGATATTCAGATTTAGTATTAGATAATACTGTAACAAGTTCTTCATCTTCATCAACACTACCTGCAAATACCAATTGTTTCTCTAATATTTTAATAGCAATATATAAAATAGCTACATAATCCCACTTCTGTGGGAATGCGTATAATACTTGGCCTCCCAACAATATATGTATTAACTTAGAATCCAATACTGAGTCCGTATCTCCCGTTAAACTCCCCGAAAGAAATTCAGCACTTGGCTTATAAAAAATTTGTGTTATAAATGCACGTTGATTAGAAGTTGAAGAATTAGAAGGATTAGGAATTACATATATTTTTTGTGCCCATTCTCCACTTACCTGATCATCTCCATCGTACTCTAAAGAATCTGATTTATTTAATATATAATATGCAGGATTATATTTAGATCTATATTTTAAACTAGTCTGATCTGTTGCTAAAAATCTGTCAGCAGAAGGGATTCTTGTAGCCACTTCAAATTCTCCCTTAGTTCCATTTTCTCTAACTATAGATGTAACTTCACCATATAATGTTAAACCTTTAGAATTATCAGACATATCTGTAAACTGAAAATTATCAGAAGTTCTAGGATCAATTTGCACTAATCTATGTGATATTTCTCCTATTCCATCAGATAACCATTGTAACATTTCATCATCAGTAGATTCATGTTCAACTAACAAACTTATTCTATCTCTTACATTCAAATTTACTCCTTTTTCGTTTCACCCCCCAGGGGGAGAGAAGAATCCCAGCGGGGGGCGAAACTACTTATTTTATTTATGCTAGTGTTATGCCACCATCTGCTTTTGTTTGACCAGTTGCATACCAATTAGTACCATCACATAGCAGTTCTATCCAATCACCTGCGACAGCAACGCCATCAGCAAAAGTAATTGTTGTATGACCTGCATTGTAAGGTCCATCATCATTAGTATCAACTTCTAACTCATTAATGCCATTTGTTATAATAACATTAGTATCAGCAGAAGTTTTTTCTGTCACAACATAAGCTGCACCACTAGGAGCGGCTTTCACTATAAATTTACAATGAAATCCCGCACCTGCGTCTGCAACCGATGGAAGTGTTGTTGTAAACTCTGAACTAGAATTTAAAAAAAACACTTTCCCACTATCACCTGGAGTCAAAGAGGTAGCTGCTGTCAAATCATGACAGTAATTACCACTCCATCCAGCTCTTGAACCTAACTTAGCCATTATCTGCCTCCTAACTTGCAGAAGTTGTTAATGCACCAGTAGCTCCAGAACCTTCAGATATAGGATAAACTGTTACTAACCACTCATCTGCTTTAGCAGCATAAAAATGAATTGTAGTCCCAGGTCCCCACTGATTGGTATCAGCAGCAGCTGCAGTCCAAATCAACTTAATTGATGTTGGCGCAGCGGCAGTACCTAGCGTTTCAATAGATGTACCAGTCGCTCCATTAGGAACACCAACTACACCTTTAGCAAACACTACAGCAGTACCAGCATTAACAGCACCTCTAGTAAAGATAGTTAAAGCACCAGTTTGGTCTATATCACCAGTTATCTCCATACAGATGTGAGTATTTTTCACAGCTTGAGGAAGATAAACTGAACCAGCAGCTCCACCATCATGCTCTAAAAAATTAAGTGCATTAGGCACAAGTGTTGTTGCAGCTATAGTAGCTGCACTAGAACCAGCAGCGTCAGCATCTGCTTCTGCATCAGTAACAGTTGCACCAGTTGCTAGATTAGCTTGATTTCCAGCTAAATAATCTAAATAATTATCCGTTACACTATCAAGATTACCGTCAGCTTTATTTTGTCCATATAAAGGATTCGCCATAATTAACCTCCTTAAGTCCAGAGAGCGTGAGATTCAGGCATTGACCATTCCATCCCAGCTTCTGTTAAGATTAAGTCAACTCGACGGTCGACACCTGAGTTTTCAAGGGTTTGTACACCCACGTAAACTGAAGTATCTCTGTTAACACCGTTGCCCACAAGTGGACGATACGCACAATGTTTCATATCAACACCTAACAATTTCACATTAGTTCCATCAAGGTGGATATTTCTAGCCACGTTCATGTCACCATATGGAGTTGAGAAGGTTGATATATCAACACCAAACACTTTTTTCTTACCAGTCATTGCAAGATCTGATCTGAAATTAGAAGAAACTTCAAGATTGTTCTTGAAATAACCACCTAATTTATGTAACCAGTTATACACTGCTGTATTACAGAAAAATACACTAGCACTACCTTGATTATATCTTGGATCTAAATAATTAGACATATCATCTAAGAAATCATCTGATGTCTTAGTTGCAATATCTAAACTAAATACATTACCAAAATTAGCAATATAATCTATAGCACCTTGTGTTGTTTGTGTTGTTGTAGTTTGTTGAGCACCGAATAATAAAGAAGTTTCAATATCCCATTTATGTTCAATTAACTTCTCCTTCCAAACTCTAGCCCATTCATTTGCCTCATACTTAAGAGCTGTTGCTCTTGCAGTATTTGTCATAGCCATGGATGTTTTCCATATTTGAGTATATCCATATTGTGTACTATAAGGCTGATCTTTCCATGTTTCAGGATAACCAGATCCTTCTTCATGTGCAGTACCTACTACATAAGATCTTGATCCTTCAAGTGAAGAATGAATTACTTCATCATAAACTTGAGTATCAACCTCATCACTACCATCCCATCCTGCAAGATATACTGCAGATGTATTTACACAATCTCTAACTAACTTACAAGTTAGTTTTACAGATTCTCTACTATCTTGGTCATCATCATCTGCGCTAACAACTTTTACTATTAAATAATCAACAGCTGCGCCACCACCGTCTGTAGTAGACATAGGTATTTTAACTAGTTGATTAGGTAAAAAGAAGTTAGGTCTAGTTCCACTTGCACCTACTGCAATAGCACCATTTGATTGACCGTATACATTTTGGATATTACCCTCTGCTTCATAATCAGTTGCCATCCAAATAATGATATCATCACCTACAGCCATTGCTCCAGGTGCTCCGCCATCATTAGATGCTACTAAATCAGCATCACCAGCAGAACTACCAGTAGCAATTACGCCACCGTTGTCCTGATGAGCCGATACATAAGCATACCGCTTATGATATGATCCTCTTTTTTCAGTAAATTTGAAAGTGGGATCATCAGTTGGTTTTTTGCTTACTTTTGAGATAAATCGGAAAAAAGGATCTTGAGGGATCGCTAGTTCAGACACTCTGTCACCGAAGTTAAACTTCCGTCTCAGATCTCCTGTATTAGGGTTTGCCGCAGCCGTTCCAGGGCCTTGACTCATTATACCACCACTATCGGTAGCCGTTCCCGCTCCTAATTCCGATAACTCTACAAAATCGTTTAAAGCCATTTTGACTTTCCTTTCTGTTTAAGTCTGGCCATTTATATATCGCCAAACAAGTTATCAAGTTCCTCATCCACTCCTTTTAATGCATCAAAAACAGAATCGTTATGACTTACATTATGAGGAGCAGAATTTAATCCGCTTGTACTTGCTGGAATGTTCCGAGCATTTTTCATTTGCTCTACCATATCTTTCTTAACATTCATCGCTACCTTGTTATTGGCTGAATCTCTATTAATGATATAATGGATATCTTCTAATGATAATCTACGTGTGTTTGCTTCTTCAAGCATACTTTTGTACTCATCATCAGTCATATTAGGATGGTTTGTTCTAAAATGCTTTTCTTCAACAAGTCTTGCCTGTACAAATTTCTGTTTATTCAACTTATCGTCTTGTACTTTAGAATGCTGTTGCAATCTAGATTGAACTAATTGATCAACATGAGCATTTAAAACTTTAGATGAATCTGAATTTGGATCACCAAGTTCATTGGCATCAAATTCATATTCTTCTGAAAGTCCTAATTTACTTTGTATTGAACTATTACCCCCACCTCCTTCAAGATATCCTCTAACATGGTCCACAAGTCCGCCATCTTTCTTCATCGCTTCGATGATATTGGCGTAAGGTGCCAGTCCTTGCATTTGGCCATACATTTTCTTGGCCTCTCTGCTCGAATCTTGGTACCTTTTTTTCCAATCTATTCGCTGAGAGCCTTCATTAACTTTGTTATTAGCTTTTTTCTGAGGGGTTGTCTCTAGATTTGGTTGAGTTTGGTTTTCTTCTGATACCATAGAATTTACATCACTTTCCATGGCTGTAAAAAAATCAGCTGAAGAGTCAGAAGTATAATGCTTTTCTGAGTTACTTTCTTCTGTTTTCATTCGTTCTCCTATTTTTAAAAGATTTTTTTGTTAGAAATATAATACATATTACTCATTATTCCCAACATTGTTTTTTATTAATTTTGATTCAAGCATAGCATTAGCTACAGTATTTTTAGCCTCTGCATCTGCTCGATCTTTTGTTTTAGTAGCTGCTTGTTGAGCTTGGTTAACTATATTTTGTATACCAGACTGAAGTTTAGCTTCTTCATTAGCAACAGCATTTTTTAATGACTGTTGTTGATTCTTAACTCCATCTTTAACTTTATTTGCTTCAACCACAACTGCAGCTTTTTCTTGTTCTTTCTTTTTAGTAATTTCCATTTCAGCCTGCATTACTTTACCTTTAATGCCTGCTTGTACTAGTTGTCTTTCTAGTGTTTCAACAGTACCTGTAAGATCTTTAATCTCTTCATCTTGATTGGAAATCTGTCCTTGTAATTGAGAATATAAAGATTTACGTTCAACAATTCTTTCTTTATTCCTAATATCTGTTTCTGCTAAAACAGCTATATCATCAACTACACCAAGATTTAATAATTGTTTTAATTCTTCTAAATAAGCCCATCTATTAACAGGTAATGTAGATCCAGATATAATTCTTATATCAAACTTGGCTGTTGCATAATCATTATATTTACCTATAACATCCCCATAGTCATTATAAATTGGTATATTAATTTGTTGCTCCCTATCTTCTTTTATATTATTGGGTTGAACTACTCTAAATACTTTCTCTGCTGTATATAAAGATTGAGAATATTGCATAATAATTAATCCCAATTGCTTTAAACCAGGTTCAATAGAATTTCTTAACCACTGCTTAACACGTCTAGTTCCATATTCATCCATAGCTAACATGCCTCTGTAAGTATCAGATTGTTTTCCCGTATCACCCATCATAGATGAATATATACCAGCTAAATACTCCATGTCTCCTTTACCTTCTTGAACAATACTAAAGAAAGCATTGGATAAAGGCATTGGTTGTATTGGAGTAGGTGTAGCAGCTCCAGGACGTATAGGCAATAATGCTCCAGGTGAACTAGAATATTTTTCCCAATAATCAGTATCTATTCCACCTTCTTCATATAAATATCTTAAACTACTTCCTAACGATGCATTATGTACCATAATTTGATGTGCTTTGTTTAACTCTCTTTGTTTACCAATTAAAGGAGAAACTGCGCTAATAGGAAATGGAGTACCCGTCCATTTAAAGTGAAATGGAACTATAGGATATTCTGTTATATTAGATGGCATATATGTTGAAAATAAAGTTTTATCTCCTATAACTTTAGTATACTTTATTTTTGACTGATAAAAACTTACAGCTTCAACAATATATTTTTGAAACTCTTCATCTGCTTGCATAATTTCAAATTCTTTTTTAGTTACTATTTGATTAGTAACAATAGAATTTTGTTCTACAATTCTACTAGTCATTTCCATTTCAGCACTTTTTAATTGATTTTCCATCATCTCTTGAGCTTTTTTCATTTCTAGTTCAAATCTTTCAGGTAACATTTTGCCTTCTTGTACAGCCTGCTCCATTTGTTGTTGTTGTTCTAATAATTGAACACTCAACTCCTCTTGCAAAGCTTGCATCTCAATAGCTACTTGTTTCTTTGCTTTAGCCATTTGCTCTTCATTAGGAGGGACTCTATAAAATACATTCATATATGAAATCTTTTCTTTTTCATACATTTCATAACATTCAATTAAATCATCATGTTCTGAACTATCTGGATCAATAGCCTCAGATGAATGAATGTCTTTGTATCCAAAATCTTTTAATCCAGAACCATAAGACTTTTCAGATAAATCATACATATTTTCATTATCGCCATTAGCACTGTTGATTTTATTTTTATATTCAGGATAAATAGATATTAAATGTTTCTTAGGAAGAACTTTTCTTATCATAATATAAGAAGCATCTTTAAATAACATGTCTCTAGACTTGGGATCTACAAACAAATCAAATGGTTCTGGTTGTTTTAATACAACCTCTCCCATACCATGATCTTGGTCATGATCAACCGAAACCATCATATAGCCTACAGATTTGGTAATAGAATCATTAATAGCATTAGCGTATAATGTATTAGCATCTGAATTATACCATATATAATCAGCCATATCAGAAAATACTGCAGCTACATCTGAATCACTTCCTTCTGTTGCTACTGCTTGCCATCTAGGATTACTAGCAGTAGCATAAAAATTAAGCATCTCTACAACAGGAGTAATCCTATTTATTGTAAAAGTAGGCATCCCTTGTTGTTCTAAAGACGATCTTTCTGCTTCAGTTAATTGATTGTCATTAGCAAAGTCATAACCTTTCTGATTAATATATTCCCACTGTATTCTATTGTGAGTATTAACAGAATTAAAAATTTGTTTGACTTTTTCTGCTGTCTTATCTTTTCTCTTTGCCATCATTTACCCTCTGAGTAATTATTAATATAATAAGACCCTTTTTAGATCTGTTTTTAAACATCTTTTTAAGCGTCTTAGCTAAATTATAACAGTACTGTCTATATTATGTAGTTACACAAATATATTCACAATCACATGCTGCAGTATCTGCTCTCAAATAAATAGCTTCTGCTGCAATTAATGTCCCAGCAAAATCTACAGCTGAATCGTCATTAGCATAAATATCATCAGTAGTAAAAAATAAACTAGAACCTGGTTCTACTTTTAAAGCTATTTCATGTCCTGCTCCTGAATCATAAATTATAAGTGATACAAAATTAGTATCATCTAAATTAGTGACTCTAAAATATTTTAAATTAGCAGCAACTACAGCTCCGACAGAATCTGCACTACCTAAATTTATAATATTCACATTAGAATCATGAACTACATTTAATATCCTTTGATCTACCTGACCACAAGCTGATTTTGTAAAAGTATTTGATCCGCCATAAGAAACGCCATTTAATGTAATCTGCTCAGTAATTTTAACTGTAAGCGTTGCTGGTGTTACTTTTGTTGCCATTTATTTCTCCTTATAAACCTGCTTCATATGTGTTATTGTAGAAAGTCCTTTTATTTTTACCTTTTTTTATTGCTGGTTGAGCTCCACCTTGACCAACTCTTCGAGAAGTTCTAGGCGCCATAGTTGGCCCAAATTTTTGTGTATTCAATTGAGTTTGATCTCCTGGATCATCAGTTCTTTTTATAGTAGGTTGAACATCACTACCTGGTCCAACTCTGTGAGCTCCTCTTGGTGCTCTTGTAGAACCAAACTTCTGTTTAGAAGCATTAGTTATTTTTCCGTAAGCCATTATTTTCTCCTTTTTTAGCTTCGTTAGTTTCTTTGTCTTTAGATTTTTTTATTTTACCTAAATCTTTTAATGTAATAATATCTATGCAACTACCCAACTTTTAGCTGTAGGTCTGTGTTTATAAATATTACCCTTTTTATCTTGTTTAACAGATTGCAATGGATATGCATACTTACACGCATATGCTAAAGCATCTATTGTATCATCATGTCCCATTCTAGGACCAAAAGTATATATCTCTCTTTGTAAATCATACATCTCTTTCTTTACAAATATCCCCCCTATTGAAAATCTTTGTGCTAATATTTCCTGTATCCTATCTCTCTTGCTCATTCTGTTTCCTGGCTTTTCAGCACAAAACTTAACAGTAAAATCATTTCTTCTTCTCATTTCAGCAGTCAATGCTTGAAATATTGGCCTACTCATTGTAGTGTCTTCTACAGTAAATAAACTGGGCCTAAATCTATTATTATAATCAAACATATAATCTACTATTCCCTTTTTATCATCTCCTGGGATACCAAGAACTGGCAGACTACGCATTCGTAAATACTCCAAAACATAGATATTATTATCAGCACAAACACCACACATAACAATAACAGAGAAATCACTATCCCTACGAGTACTATCGGTAGCAGGGTCAACCCCAGCAAAAATGTTGACTGGCTTAACATCTCCAGTATCCAAGACAACATACGAGATCTCAGTTTCTTCATCATATTTATATCTTCCCTCCCAATGCTTTACATGATCTCTTGTAAAAATAGAATCAGTTTCACTTTGTACTTCCATCATATATTCCTGATAGAATTTCTGTGGCTGACCTGAATCAGAATAAAACTTTTTCTTTCTCTCCATTTCCTTTTGACCAAACCATGAAGGCCACAAAGGTGTACCATCATCCTGCAAAGCTTTATAAGTTACTACTTTCCAGCTAAATTCTTTATCCATCCCTTTGCTTTTAGCTTTATTATATCCAATAAGGATATTGTTAATAAAGGAATCAAAATGAACAGGAGTCCCATTGATACGAAGCCTACCAGTACCAGGTTCCAAAGCAGGAAATACAACAGCCGTAACAAGATTAGAGATTTTAGCACGAGACTCTGGTGTAACGGTATTATTTTCATCTTCAAAATCGTCCAGAACAATGAGGTCGTACCGTTTATGTAATTTCGCTCCGCCTCTAATACCTGATAGGTTTGATTTACTAATGAGTTTACAGCCATTTTTAAGTTCGATATCATCTTCAGTCCATTTTTTCCCTTTTAAACTACCGAAATAATACGACACTTTATCATTATATTCCAAATGATATTTTATGTAATCTAAATTCGGTACACTAATCTTAGACGATGCAGCAACCCAACCGTAAAACAAAGGTTCCTTTGTAAATAAGAAATCTTGTAATATATTACATTTAGTTAAAACTGTCTTACCATGACCTCTAGGTAAAATAACAGCCATTTGTTTTACTTTTGTATCTGAAATCAAATCTGCTACTTCATAATGAAAAAATGGAGTTTCACTTCTCATAAAATCATCAGGCAGAAATAACTTACCAAATGCAATCATATCATGTTTGGCAAGTTCTAATGTTTCTTCGGCCTTTGATACATTCTGTGTATTTATATTAGCCATTATTCGTTATACTCATCATAAATTTCTTGTACTCTAGCTGTAGGTTCCCAAGGCAACTCTGGTCCATGCATAACATATCTACCAAAAAAATCTCTTGGACTTAAAGGAATCCCAGATTCAGATTGCCCATGAAATTCAGCTTCTTTTCTCAACTCGGCTTTTAAATCCTCAAATTCCAAAGGATAATCCAAGTTAAAATAGTCATCACTTAGCGCTGTATGTGCCTGAAGTGTTTTAGCATACGGGCTACCATACCATTTATCCATTTGTTCATGAATACTCCAATCTCCATATTCTTCTGGTAGTAATTGATTCATAATAAATTCGTAATCTTTTAATAACTCATTATCATATAAAAATCTATAAAATTCTACATATTCATCAGAAAACCTAGTTTCTTGTTGATTACCATACCAATCAGCCCAATCTCTTATTCTGTCTCCACTTACACCTTTTTCCCAATTACTGCCTTTAGACAATTCAAACAATTTACCATAAGCATCATGACTCTGGTCTTCTAGACTAGACATATGAAGAGATCCAGTTCCGTGTCCAAATATCTCATGAGTAAGTATTTCAATAGGATCAGCAGCCCACCTATAGGTCTGGCTTGTGGAATCAGGAGTTGGTAAAGGTAAAGCAGCATACGCAGTATCAACAAGACTTCCCCCCAAACCATAACCGTACTGTCCTATTGATTTTCCAGCCCAGTTTTCTGTTCCTACTTCCCATTTGCCTGATCCTGCTTCAAATCCTGGAGGAACAGCTCTTATAAACATATTACCAGCTTGTAATTTTGGCAATAACACATCAGTAAAAGGAGTTTCTTTAAATTGTTCGTAATGTCTTGGATCAATTCCAATCTCTGATTTGATTCTGTCCAACTCCTTTCTGTTGGTCCGTCTTGCAAATAATTTTTCTTCTTCACTCCAACCAGCTTCTTCTTCTTCTATAGCCTTATCTATTGCGCCTTTTTCTGGCATAATCTGAGATAAAATTTTATCTAGTTCTGGGGCATGAAATTCAAGTAATGCTGCTAATTGTCTAGATACAGATTCACTGGTTTTAGCCCATTCAGCAACCTCTTCCTCTGACATAGCAGATAATGATTCTGGTAAAGTTTTAAGAAAATCTAATTCTTCTGTGACATCTCCCTCAAATCCTTCAAAAGTTGGTATACGTCCTTCGCTACTAGCTCCAGAATATTTTAACCAATTCCAATAATCTTGATATTCTTTACTTAACGGCACCTAGAATCCTGGTAATTCTTCAAATGGATCTGGTAGTGGATATCTTTCTAAAGTTCCTGAACCTTCGGGAGCAACAATATCAGATGGATCAGGAGAGGGTTTAATTCTTCTGTTTCCAAATTCATCCACAATTGTGTCTAATACTTCTACCTCCACATCTGCATATCCCCCTCCTCTAGGGCCGCCATATCCAGGTACAGGTTTAAAATATCCTTTAAATAGCATTTCTAAAAGAGTAGGATTTATAGGAGGTCTATTCCCCATATCCCCGCCTTCTAAGGCTTTTTGTATCAACATATCTTGATAATCTGTCACAGCTCTATCAGATTCTTCTTGAGATATTTCTGTAACCCCACGATATAAATCAAATTCTTCTTTATGTTCTTGCATTCTTTTTGCCATCTCAATAGCTTCAAGTTGAGAAATTCTTCCTCGTATATAATCTAATACATCCACATTCTGTTTCTGTCCTAAAGCCCTTCTATAATCTTCTAAAGTTATATCCATATTATTCCTCTATTGTTTTTGGCCTTTCAGCTTTTAGTAATTCTTTATCTTGAAATCCTTGAAATAAAGCTCCAGATACTTGAGTAACTGTAGTTCTGCTCTTGTCCTCCAAATCCATAATATCAGATAATTTAAATAATGCTTTTAATCTAGTCTCATCTTTTTCAGATGACATAGCAATAGTTTGTATATTCTTTAAAATACTATTTTCATTTATACCTAATTCTTCTAATACTGGTTTTAATTCTTCTTTCATAGCTGTCATCACCCTTTTAGTTTTTATCAATTGCGTAGACTTCTGCTTAGCATATCCTGGGTTACTTGTAGGAAATGCTTTAATATAAGCTTGTTGTGGAGGTAGTCCAGAGACAAGATATATTACGAAGAGATGTTCGCACTTACTCAGTACCGTCCGATCTAGCAGAACGTCTGCAGAGTTCTTACTCCCTCCAAAGGAGTAAATGTTGACTCTGCGTGAAGTGTCGAGTTTCACCTTGGAGGATACTGGAAAAGTTCCAGTGCACGTGCCAACATATTCCCTAGTCTTCTTACATCCTTTCGGTACGATCATCTTTCCTTTACGTAAAATCTGTATATAACATTCATCATCTGCTTTTACCCAATCTCCCACTGATGCTTTTCTCCAATCAACAATCTTAATAGAGCTAGGCAAAACATCATCAGGTTCATACACATAATGATTTATACCATTTACTCTATAAGATCTCATGGAGTAAGTCTATCTTGTATAAAATAATCAAATGTCATTGTATTTCGTTTAGCTAAAGGCATCCAATTACCTGTAGTAGCATTTAAATAACTTCTTTCATATTCATTATCTACAACCCCCCAATTTCCAGTAAGTATAGCATCTCTCATCTTAGGGTATTTATTTATACTTCCTACATTATACTCATAATCCAACATCATCAATTTATCTCTATCTGGAATAGTTGCAAATAAAGAATCTTTCCCCAAATTAACCATTCTATTACTAAGCGTACTATACATTGCATCAAGATCTTCTCTTAATAAAGAATCTGCTGTAGATTCAGATATACCAGACAACGCTTCTTTTGCAGATAAATTATTAATAAACACATCATTGGTAGTACCATAACCTATTGTCTCTACCCCTGCTGCATCAGTATAAGCAAATGGTTCAAAACTCTCATTTTGTTTTAACCATGTAATATAACTACCTAACTCAGCAGGATCTATCCCCGATAATGCAGACATTAGGAACCCTTTTGTCTGGCATTATGTATTGTAATCATAGTCTCCATAAGCTGTTGATTCTGCTCTTTTAATCTTTCATTCTGTTTTAATATAGAGCTTGCGAATCTATTTCTTTCAAGCTGAGTAGCAATATACGTTCTTGCAGCAGTTTTTTCTTCTGCTTTAGTTAGTTTATTAGCCATAATATCCTTTATGTTATGCTGGTTACTTGGCCCGAAGGGTCAAATTAATTTTATGTTTCAGCAATCTCAAACGTAGTAATTCTAGATATTGATTCATCATCCATAGAATCTAACACAGCGGTATTACCTTTAAAAATGAGACATTTAGAAGGAACCTCAACAATTTCTTCCTTCATGCTCTCTACCTTATCAGTATCAGGGTCAAACTCAATAGTTAGTATATATTTTACTATATCTTTATCATCTTCCATTCTAACCCTTCCAAATAGTTTGCTATAGTTTAGTACTTATTATCATTAAAAAGCAACTATTTATTATCTTTTTTTATTTCATCAGTCTTTTTCTCTTCCACTTTTTTATATTTTTCTTTTAAAAATGTTTGAAATCCTACCGTATCATTTGAAAAAGAGATATAATCAGTAAGTACTTTCATTATAGTAGTTAATGTATCACTTTCAGTCTTAACAGCACCATATAAATTGTTTAAATGATACTCTACTTGTTTATTCGTAAGTTTAGGCTTATTACCTTGACTCATATCTAATCCCCCCTTTTTTAGGTACCTTAATATACAAAAAGGTTACTTTGCAAAGCAACTTTTAAAAATTGTAGCATTTTAGTGCTTGGGGTTATTATATGACCCCGCCCCTTATCAGGGGTTTTTCACTATCGTGATTTAGTTATTTTTGATTTTGATTAATTTGTATTTGTGATTATATTTATTCACTTTTAAGGAGGTTCCAATGGAACTAGAAGACAATAGTACTCATGATGGTAAAGGTATCATACATGAGAGTAAGCCTGTAAGAACTCAAGGAGTAGATCCTAAGATTACTAAAGATGACAGAGTCTATACTATAGATGATGTGCAAGAGTTAGTAGCTGATGAAGATATAGATACGTTGATGGAAGTATTTACTACTCAGAGACAATACATTAAACTACATCCTACAATGAAGAAGTCAATGAAGAAGAAAGGACTTGATGATCTTCGTAATATGATATGGGATGTAACACGTGAGTTAGGTAGAGCATTTCCTATGAGAGAAGCTAGACAACTTACAAGGTTGTGTTACTTATCAGGTAATAGTAATTATTAGAAATAAACTTGGGAGAATTAATTAATACACTGATTCTCCCTAATTTATAATGTAATAGTATTATTGTTCATTAATATAGAGACAGATATGTAGAGAACCGTAAGTATTTAAAGATATTGGCATGTGTTGATAACTATTAGTGTAGAGAACTGTCTCCTCCTTATTACACACACACACATGCCTGTATCTATATATAGTATAAACTTATACCAAACAGGAGGGTTCATGAAAACAGCATTATTTATGTGTAATGAGTGTCATAATACATTTGAGGGTTATGTTAAAAAGAAGATAAAATCTTTAATGAAGTTTGTACCAAATTGTAATCATCATTCTAAATTGAAGGATAAGAAAGAAGGTAAAGAGTCATGATAAATTGGTATAATATAATAGTATATGGTATAATGATAACAGTTTCAGTATTTATATGGTATGGACTGTATCAATTAATATTTAGTTAAATTAATGAGTCTATTGTTGTGCACAATTATAGTAGAATAGGTAAGATTAAACATTGTATTGAGAAAAATGTGTAAACATCACTTGCTCAATTTATAGGTAACTATGCAATGTTGGGACTGATGAGTGTGGAAAGCGCTCTTATTCGTCATTAATAGTAAGTGGTAATGTTGACAGACCACTATAATATAAGTGCTATGGAAACGATGAAATACTAGATAAGTAGTCGGGCCTTTGTCAATTGATATATTAAGACATCAAGAGAGTGCATAAGGGTTGAGCCTGGAGCTATCCTCTGTATGATCATAGCAAATGGTGTACCAATAGAACTACGTGTTAGTAACTAAGCTATGTACCAACTATGATTATGTTGTCTTGTTGGCCTATTTCAGTAGGGTGTAGAACAGTATCTATTTGAAGAGAACTTTAAAGTCTCCTTCGTATATACATTTGTAAGCCAGTCAGCTGTTAAAGTGCGTAACTCTATATAAGCGTACTGATAGGCCGTTAATTTAGAGAGAGAGTAGTATCTTCAAATGCTAATTAGGTTTTTGGAACATATTTCCCTAATGAGAATCCTTTCGCTCTCTCTCTTCAATTTTAAATAATAAATATGAAAGAAAGGAATAGCATGGCAAATAAAAAAGCAAAACCTGATACAGTATATGATCCTAGATTAGGATATTATACTAAAGTTGATCTAGATGAGGGAGCTGCAGTATTTACAGGAACACCTAAATCAATAATATTATCTTATTTACATTGGATTAAGACATCTAAGAAGAATTTAGGTAAATTAACTATAAATGACACAGTTATTACTATTCAAAGCATTAATAATATGCAGGTAAGAGTAAATGAATTGGTTAAGAGATATAATTTAGGTTATTCAGTTAAACAAATTCGTAAATTAAATAAGATTGCAAAGAAGCATTGGGATAAATTTCACACTAATAACAATATAACTACAACATAGGGAATAAAACAGTCAGAAACGAGGGTGCGTGCTATGACACGAGTGGTGGTGTAGTGGTGTTCGGTGAGATCCCGAAGTGTAGTTTCTGATCCCTTAAAATGAAAGGAAACAAATATGTGTAAAGAAGAAGAGGAAACATATGATAAATATGATGATCCATTTTATGTTCCAGATGATCAACCATCTGTAAAAGATTTAGCTAAGTTAGCATTAAAGTGGGGAGCCAAATTTTCATCAAAAGAATTAAAGTATATTAAAAAATACGGAGATAGTAGTAAATAATAACAATAAAGAAAGGGGTATGATATGCCTAGAGACGAAGCAATAACAATTAGAGAGTTTAATGGCTCATCATTTGAAGAGACAAGAACTCATGCATCAACAGTTGGTGAATATAGAGAAGAAAAAGGTCTTGGAGCTGATGTAACTATATCTGTTGATACTGTTAACCAACCTGATACCTTTGAATTAGAAGCAACTGATCCAGCAATGGCTGTAGCTGCTGTTCGTAGTAATAAAACTGGCGGTAGTGTTGATTTGCTTATAACAATCAAATAGTTTGGTATCGAGGAGAGACATAGAGAGCCAATAACTGTAGCCAGCAATTGGTGTTATGTGAGGCTCTCTATAAATTTAAAGAAAGGAGGACTATATGTCTGTAAATGTATTAACTCTTGATGGGTTAACAAATAGAAAATTAAAAACAATAGCAGAAAATGTTATTATGGGTCCACAAGCTACTATATTATCACAATTAAATAATATTAATGGTAATCATAATTTAAGTCTAGGAGTGACTAAAACATTTAGATGGTCTCCTGGTATTTATGATCAAATAAAAGAGAGAATACATCATTATAATGGATTTAATATGAGTAATTCTGGTATGCGTCATTTGTTTAGAAGAATCAAAGAAAATAATCGTTATTGGAAAAGAGATTTGGAATCTAAGGTAATAGAATTAGAAGGATCTTTACAAGGTTTAAGAGCTGCAGGTTCTATATGGCAAGATAATACTGATACAGTTTTTGATATTTTTACATTAATGAAAGAGCAAATACAAGAAACTTATGAATCTATTAATGATGATGTTCAAATTAGTTATGATATATTAGAACAAGTAGATGAAGATAACAATATTGCACATAAAGGTTATAGAATAAGATTTATAATTGAATATAACAATATAGATGTTCATATGTGGTCTTCAACTAAAAGATATTTAGGAGAAGTTCCTACAGGAAGAATAACATTAAATATCCAAATGGATTTAGTTAAAGCATTAAATGTATTGTCATCAAAAAAGAATATGTTATTTGACATTGAAACTTTGCCATCTTATTTTACTGGTGAAGGAAGAGCCTTTATAATGAAAGCTTTGTATAATAATGGTGTAGGAATACATCATCCTTTTATAGGAAGTCGATTTGCGAGGCTTAATGATAGAATTGATCTTAATAATTTTTATTATCCAGCATATTGTTCGGAAACTGCAAATCAAGGGTGGCGCAATGTATGTGTAGGAGATATGGGAAGTGATATTGCTTTAAAATGTATAAATTTTAATTTAAATGAATTAAATACTAAATTAAAAGAATGGTTGTCTAATTTTATAGTTACTCGTACTCATCCATTAAATCCTTTTAGTCGATGGTTTCATGGATGGCCTAAATGGTTAAAAGATAACAAGGAATTAGATGGTATTATGGGACATATTCAAAATTCACGTACTTGTAATAATTCTTTATCTATTGTTGAGTATGCAGAATCAGCCAAACGTAGTGAAGATGAACTTGTTAAGCTTCTTCGTATGAATGATATACAATTTCGTATTGATTATTGTAATTCTGTTGAGTGTCAATTGAGAGATAATTGTATAACTTACAGTATACATGGTAATCCTGATTATACTTATCAACAAGAACAATTGATGGTTGAGTTATCTGTTATACTATTTGCTCCATTAGAACTTGTTCATGAAGCATATTCTAATGAATCTGTTGATAATTTACATTCAATTATTAAAGCTGAATCTACATGGGATAGAACAAAGCAAATAAAGCAAATAATAAAATTAGAATCTATATTGTATCCTGATAAGATTTTTGCAGACGAACTATCATATTTACACAAAACAAGTAAAGATTTATGGTCAGGGCGTGCACTAGAAGATTTAATATTCAGTCTTGAAGAGGCAGTATATAATAATAAAGACAAAAAAGATGTTGTTAAAGAAAATAATGATAAATCTATGATTAAAACACTTCAAAATAGAATGGGTATGATTCCAACTATATCCCCTAATCCTAACGCTAATCAACCACAAGGTGATCGCGAACAAGATCATGTAGAATCAACTTTTTATTCATTAAATAGTGAAGAGTCCGCTGATTTTGAAATACTTTCAGATCCTGATGATGAAATGCATGATGAAGAATGGGAAGCATATCAAAGAGACATGGATGAAAATCCAGAACCAGATAACTTAGAGGAGGAATAAATATGGACGATGCAATATTCTCTATTAAAGAGAAAACATTTGACAAAATACTAAACTATGCACATTGTGCTAAAAATGAATTTAAGTCAGAAATTGGTGGAATGTGTGTAATATTAAAAGATAATGATGGGAATTATGAATTAATAGATCCAGTAATTTTAAAACAAACAATTAGTGGTGGAAATTGTGATTTAGATAAAGATGAATTAGCTGTATATTATACTAAGGTTGATCAGAAATATAATAAATATGATTATACGTTCTGTTGGTGGCATAGTCATCATACAATGGGAGCATTTTGGAGTAAAACTGATACAGATACTATGGAAGAAGCTTCTGATAGTAATATAAGTTATTCTTTAGTAGTCAGCTGGAATGAAGATCCATATGGACATATATTTAGAGTTTCATATTGGAAGCCAGTTGTATATGCAAAAGATATAAAACTTGAGATTATTCATAAGAGAGAAAAGAAAATTCCTAAATCTATTATGAAAGAAGTTGAAGAAAAATGTTCCAGCCCAATACCAACTAATTCTAAGTATGCAAATAATTTGATGCTTAAAAATCCTAATACAGGATATTCATATTATAGACGAGGATATCAAAGTAATTTATTTAATACTAATACTTATAATTTAGATCCCACTGCGACATATGGTGTAATACTTGATTTAGTTGATAAATTAATGAATAAATTAATTAATGGTACATTAGTATATCATGATTATGTGGCTGAAATTGATGAAATTAATGAGCAATTAGGAGAAGATAATCCTATTTCCGTTACTAAAGAGGCTAAGGCTACTATTGATAGGATATTAATTAATACTGCTAGTGATTATGTTGAGTATGATTTAACAAAAGATGATGATGAAATGGATGATATGGAAGCTATTAATACTATAGAAGGGAATTGGCAATGATAATAACTAGATTTAAAGATATAGTAGATAGTATGCATAAATATACATTTCATATACTTGGTTGCGGAGCCATTGGGAGCTCCGTAGCCACTCAATTAGCTAGAAGTGGAGCTGAAAAGTTTGTATTATATGATATGGATAAAGTAGATGTAGAAAATATAGGAGTATCTCAATATCTTGAAGAAGATATAGGTAAAGATAAAGTATATGCATTAGCCGAGCAATTAAAATCTATTAATTTATCTACAAATATAACAACATGTTATGGGGAGTTTAGCTATGATTTATGGAGTCCTGATCTTCAAAAGAAAGATATAGTTATATTAGGATTTGATTCAATGTCTGCAAGGTTAGAAGCTGTAAGAATAGTATGTAATGATGCAAGCTTTAAACCTCTATTTATAATAGATGGTAGAATGGGAGCTGAACATTATCAACAATATACAATAAAGAACCCAACAGTTAGAGAATATAAAGGCACTTGGTATAGTGATGAAGAAGGTTCTACAGAGCCTTGCAATGCTAAAGCTACCAGTTATTGTTCTAATATGAGTGGAAGTTTTATAGTTAACACTATAAGAAAATTGATTACTAATCAACCATATCATAAAAAATTGAACTTTCATTTTCCAACCATGAATTTGGATAAAAGTAAAATGATAGTTTAATGACATGTCATATAGAGTGAGGGGTTTTTCTTGGACATGGTTAAGCCCCTCTCCTCCTAAATTTGGCTGGCATACCCAAAGCAAGAGTTTAGCTTAATCTGATAGAGAACCGATGCAATTGTATGCCAAAAATTTATATAAAAAAAGCTTGGTGAATTTAAATAAGTTACGTAAATTCTAATCCAATATTCAATAAAAATGCCCTGTACGACGGGGTAATATGTGAATCTATATGGATGTAAACATTGATTTTTGATAGTGACTAAGATATTAATATATATATTAACTAATTTTTTTTAAACCTTGAGTTTTCCTATCTAGAAAGCTATGATTTGTTTATGAAAATTTTAAGTGCACAATATATTAACAATTAAGGGATCTATGTGTATTCATACGAGAATTAACAAGTTAACATCTAGCCGTTAAAAGCGGGATATAGTTATACGAACGCTATATGAAATAGTCCGAGAGGATCAACGAATATGGCTACAAGTCACAGGGCATTATATTCAAACAATAACGTAGGAGGGAAGTATGAAAACTTTATATTTTGATTTAGAGCATGGAAGTAAAACTTTAGGTTCTAAAGATGCAATAAAGACAATGTTTGGCTATCCTGTATTACATCCTTATACTTGGGATCAATTTCTCAAGATTATAGGTGGTATATACAAACAAGACAAAGTAGTAGTCACGCAAAAAATAGGAGACTTAGAAGTATCTCATGAAGATCAACAAGTCACCTTAAAAAATGGTACTATAGTTGACGCATTAGTAGTTGACACAGTATCAGAACTCTGTAAAAAATACCAAAGAAGTTTATGTGATAAAAATGGTGTCATGAAGCTTCAAGATTGGGGGAGGCTGAAAAACAAAATCGATACAGCCTTAGAGTTTATAACTAGGATACCAGGTATAGTTATCTGTACCTCTCATTCAAAAATGAGCACAATGGACGATGGAACAACTAAAATACAACCATATATAGATGGATCTAGTAAAGAAGACTTATCTAAATGGTTTGATTTTGTGTTCTACTCAAAAACTATTATCAATCCTAGTGGAAAGAGGGAATATATTTGGGTAACTGAAAGAAGTGAAATGTACAACGATGCTAAAGATCGAACAGGACTTCTAGATGCTCAAATACCTCAAGACTATCAATTGGTAATTGATGCTGCTAACAATAAAGGATTTGAAGGTGCTAAAATACTTATCATCGGATCTCCTGGTAGTGGTAAAACATATAGTCTACAAACTCTAAATAAGGAGGTGTCGAATGCGAACACTAACGATTAAAAAGAATAGTGGATCTAAATTTTCTCCAGGTTGGAAACAAGTGGAGATAATTAAAGCAGTATATGGGGACTATAATGGTACCAAATACGTAGATTGCTATTTCAAGGATTATCCTGACTCACTTAACCTAAGAATCTATGCTAAAGAGGGCGCAAATGGAGAGGAATTTGCTATAGGCAGATTATTCCGATTTGCAAATGCTGGCATAACTGAAGTGCTTAATGGTGCTAATGGTGAAAGTGTAGTTAAGATAGATGATAGTCCTGCTAGTTTAATTGGTAAACATATCAATGTATACTTTTACAAAGATGGAGAATACAGTAGAATATTATCTTCTGTAGCTCCAACTGAGTTTAAGAATGAGATTGAAGAGTTTTCAGATGATGATATTAGTTACTGGAAACAACAATCTGAAAAATATTACAAGAAATATGTCGTTAAAGACGAAGAAGATAGTGGAGAAGCAACATTTCCATTTACATCTAATACTGAGAATACTAGCGACGATAGTGATGGATTACCAATCTAATATCACATAAAGATCACTGACACCTATCATCAATTCCGAATCAGGAGAGGCGAGTCCGTGTAAGACAAGCTGTTGATAGGTGTTATATCAATTAAAGAAAGGAGAGAATATGTGGTTTTGTCAAACAGAAGAGGCTAAAATACAAGCAGAAACTTGTAACGATAAGAAATGTCCAGGATGTCGTAAATGTGTTTGGGTATCAGAATCAGCTAATGCAATGTTAAATCATGGAATAATAATAGAAAAAGAACATCCATTACTAAAGCTGATTATTGAAAAATTTAAAGGAACTAAAATAGAATAGGAGGAATCATGGCAGGATTGGCAAAACTAGGAGATAAATCAAGATCATCAAATGGTGGTAAAAATGCTAAAAAATCTAATAAACCAGATAGAAAAGAAAGCTTTCATGAAAGAGCTTATAGATTAAAAAAAGAATTACCTTGGCCTTTTAACACTTTGATAGATTTAAAGAATAAAAACAAGAAAGGAAAATGATATGATTAAAGAATTTGCTTTTGGATTGTCTAATAGATGTCATTTCCAAGAAGCATCAAGAGCTGGAGAATGGATGGGACTAGATAGGGATACATTTGTTTCTTTATATGATTATGATAATAATGTTATCAATTATGTACAAAAGAAAGGCAAATTAGCTGGGTATGATGGGCCTATATATATGCCTGATGAATTTATATTAGACGTAGATGGAACTAATCCAATAAATGCACGAAACAAATTATTGGGATTAATGATTATACTAGATGATGCAAATTTAGCATACAAAATATATTTTAGTGGTACTGGATTTCATGTTGGTATCCACTCATCAGCATTTAGATGGCAGCCATGTGATGATTTACATATTAAAGTCAAGAAAGAGTTAACGTCTAAAGGTATATTTGAATACGCTGATCCAGCTGTGACTGATAAAACTAGAATTATTAGACTAGTAAATACCAGAAATAGCAAATCCAATCTATGGAAAGTAGAAATAGATCCCATATTAAATATATTAGAGAAAGATGATAAAGATTTTGTTCGAGAAATAGAACAATACGCATCTAAACCTCAAAAAGTCTCTAATGATGATATAGAATGTAATGTAGTATTTGATGTATTAGGAGCAAGTCAGCCAACATCGCACACACTGACTGAGGAGCCTGTCCTATCAAAAGGAAGACAACCAGACCCAATGAACTATCCATGTATTCAAAGAATGTTGTATGGTTCTGTAATTGGAAGTAGACATCTGGTAGCTTTAAGATTAGCTGCTTGGATGAGATGGTTATATCCAGAAGATACTGTTAGATTGTTAATGAATGACTGGAGAAAAAGAGTAGACAATCCAGACAAACCTTTTAAACAAAAAGAAATAGATACAATTATTGATAATTGTTATGATGGTCACGATGGTAGTGGCTATAGATATGGATGTCATGATATAGTTATGGATAAACATTGTCAAAATACTTGCAGATTGTTTAAATCTAAAAAATCACAAAATACAATGAATGCTGAAATGATGGAAAAAGAAATGATTGAATTTTATAAAAGAAATTTAAATCCAATTAATTTTAGTGAAATCTATAATAATTGCAATTTCCCTGTCTATCCAGGTGAAGTTGTTATCTTACAGGCTCCTCCAGCTTCTATGAAAACAATGTTATTACAAAATCTAATGGTTCTATTTAAACGTCCCACTTATTTTATAGAGATGGAAATGTCTCCAAGACAAATATGGTCTAGATTTGCTATGATAGATAAAGGTTGGACAGAAGAACAATTAATAGCGCATTATAAAGAATATAATAATGGTTTAAGCCAAAGTTTTGATTGGTTAACTGTAGACTTTGCATCGCTATATACGCATGAATTAGAAAAAAGAATAACTACCCTACCTGTTAAGCCAGAAATAGTAGTTGTTGACCATATGGGCCTATTTAGGAGCAAACAGCGTGATCATAACATGAAAGTTGAGGAAGCTTCACAGGCTTTGATGGAATTAGCAGTAAAACATCAAGTAATAGTATTTACAGTTAGTGAGATCAGTAAACAAGCTATGGTAGAAGGTATGAATATAGCATCTTCCAGAGGTTCTTTCAGAGTTGCTTATAATGCAAATAAGATATTATCATTAAAACCTTTCAAAAATGATCAAGGTGAAATTAAAATGTTGCAGCTTGTAAGCGATAAGAATAGAGAACGTGAAACTTTAAACATAAAACTAGGAATAGATAATGTAAGGATGGTTCCGTATGAAGAATAAAGAGGTAATAAGATGAACTTAGATAAAAACTGTTGTAAAAAAGTAGCAGCTGCATTTGGTGAATGGCAATATGCTGTTGAAGATGCTATGGAAGATGTAAACAAGGTATTAAATGTATATCTGGAAACTGAACAAAAACACTATGAAGAAGATAAAAGAGATGATCATATATACTTGACATTAAGTAAATTACGAGAATTTCATGATATGGTAGGAGTATGGAATGAAGAGTAAAGAAATGATAGAGTTAATGAATACAATATTTGATTCAATCCTTAAGATGCATAAAGAAGGACAAAAAGAATATGCTCATGATGAAGATAATGTATTCGCTAACTTTGATAGAATAGCAGATCAAACAGGATCAGATAGAAAGTTTGTCTTGTGGGTATATCTTATGAAACATGTTGATGGAATAGCTGCATATATAAATGGACATAAATCACAAAGAGAAGACGTAAGGGGCAGAATAACAGATGCTCTTGTGTATTTAATCATATTATGGGGCATGATCAATAAAGATGAAGGTATTAACTAATGAGAGCTACTGAATTTATGCATTTTATAAATATAGATTCAAAAGATCTAAAACTAGGGCATAATTTAAGAGGTGATTCATATACTCATATGACTATAAGAATGAAAATTAAACGAGCTAGATATGAGCATCAATTAGAACTTAGAAAAGAAGAAAAGGAGCTACTAAAATGGCAAAAGAAAAAGTAAAAAAAGATGTAACCCCCGTTACACAAAAAAACCAAGTTACTACATTTGATAAGAATGTATTCAAAGAAAACCTTAAAAAGCATGACGCACAAATAAATCATTTAAAGAAAGAGCTAGCAGATAACTTAGACGAAATATATAAAGAGTTGCATAAAATAAGAGACAGAGTAAATAGAGCTATGAAACGTCTAGGATTGGAAGGTTTTTAATGTATTATAATACTAATAATGAAACAGAGGGAACTTTACAAAATAGTAGACAAAATTCTGATAGGCAACAAGATATCATTTACAGAGTTTTTGAAGCTAACCCTAACATGACCCTTACTCCATTCGAAATCGAGGCTGCAACAGGCCAAAATTGGCCAATAACTAGTATAAGAAGAGCTATTACAGATCTAACTTCTGAAGGTAAGCTAGAAAAGACAGATGAAAAGCGAATGGGGCCGTATGGAAAGCAAACATATTGTTGGAAATATATATCATGATTGAGGATTTAATTAAACTCAAACAACATGTTGATTCTATGATAGAAACATATAAGGATCTACATCCAGACGAAAGTGATGATATGAGGGTGCAGAAAATTAATGTAAAATATGAAAAACAAATGGCTCTAAAAAGAGTACGGGAGGGATATTATGAAGGCACGTTCCGCAAAGAACAAGGGAAGAAAACTGCAGAACCTAGTAAGGGATCGGATTCGCTCTGTGTATATGGAGACTCTTGAGACGAATGATATTGAATCCCAAGTTATGGGTATGAGTGGAGAAGATATAGTATTATCGCCAGCAGCTAAGAAAGTTATACCCTATAGCTTTGAATGTAAAAATCAAGAAAGATTAAATCTATGGAAATCTTTAGAACAAGCAGAATCTAATTGTGAAGACAGGCAACCTGTATTAATCTTTAAACGTAACAGATCTAAAATCTATGCAACACTAGACTTTGATCACTTTATAGAGCTCTTAAAAGAAATGCTTGAATTAGAAATTAAATTAAAGGAGATTTAATGAAGGAAAATGATTTGATAGGATGTGATATAAGAAAGGGGTTTTCATATATATGGATATTTCCATTTGCAATTACATTTATGAAAAACGAACTAATAGGAATAGGAATAGAATTAACAATATGGAGATTCAATATGAAAGTTTGTCTGCGAGTAGACGATAGTTTTTAGTCTGCTCGTCGTCCATAGGGTGTAGTTCCCCTTTCGGCTACACCCGCCTCCTTTATAAGCCCCCTAGAGCTTCCTTTCTTGCAAATAATCTTTCTAACTCATCAATAGGAGATCTTCCAGCTAATCTAGTTTTCTTTCTTGCTAGAGATGAACGAGTAATTGCTCTGCTTTTAGCTTCTTTAAATGTCCCTGGTATATACTTATTAACAAATGTTCTGCCGCCTTTAGTATATGTACTAGGCCATGCAGAAAAAGAATGTCGTAATATGTCCCATCCTCTTCCATCCCTAATGGCTGGTATAGTTTTATTGGCCATAAATCCAAAGAAAGTTCCCATTCTATTCCAATAAGCTCTATCTTTAGCTTCGCCTTCTTCTGACTCTAATAAATGATCATATCCAAATAAAATCCTTCCAATTTCATCATCAGGCATCTTAGCTACTCCAGTTTGCATAAGAACAAAAGCAAGATCATCAGGTAAAGGGCCAGTAAATTCAGACAATATTCCATAATGTCCTCTAGCACCCTCTTTCAATGTTCCGTCATCATTCATATCTTCTGGATCAGGACCAGCAATTTCACGCTTCACATCTGCAAGACGATTTAAAGGGTCATTTTCAATTACTCTATTTAAATCTGTATTCAAACCAACAGATAATACTTGTAAAAATCCAAAAAATGCTGCATATTTAGCAAGATACTTCATTTCAGGTGAATCCCATTGAGTATGACCATACCACATTCCAGCTCCAAGGCCATGTAGGGCCCCTTCAATCTGTTTATACTGCATATCTAATATAAACATAGGATAATGCAATAATCCTGTACCTAAAGACGTAAGAGAAGTTGCCCCTACTTCTATTTTATTAATTAATTCACCATTAACATTAACCTTTCCAGGTACACCAGTCAATATTCTAGATTTAGCATGTAACGCATACTCACCAGCAAATTTATTTACTGACCACAAAGCAGCATTAGCAGCTTGTCTAGCTAAATGATTACTTTTCCAATTGCCTGCATTTAATTTTTGTCCCCCATGTTTAGCCCAATAATCTGATTGTCCTCTAAACACCTCTAAAGCATCCACTAATCCCATTCTAAACATCCATTTACGTGTAAAGTTCTCACCTATTCTATGAAATACTAAAGCTTTATTTACACCCCAATTCTGTGTTTTTTCAAATAATTTCCAAGTATTCGAAGATGTGTCTTTAGATTCTATCTGACCAGTAGATGGATTAAATCTGAAATCTAATCTCTCTTCACCTTCCTTTGTAAGCAATCCTTGAGTTACTAATTCTGTTCCTATCTCACCAAAACCAAAACCCTGTTCTTTCTCTATAGCATTAACCAATTCCTTAATAGAAGTATTGCTATATACACCGCTATTATAAAGCCCTAAAGAGTTTTTAATACGAGATCTCCCCATATTTACTAAGAAAAAGTGAGCTCCACCAATATTTCGCACAGCTCCTGGTATACCAAATCCCATTGCTTTTAATGTTTCAGCAACCTTTAAAGTTCTAACAGTTTTATTTAACCAAGCAGGTCTATTTGCTAATCCTTTAGTAGCAAGAGTATATTCATCATGTACATAATCTCCTAATCCTTTCACCCATTCAGCTGTTATTTCAGGTTTAGCCATAATTTTTAATACTTTTTGATATTCAGTTGCAATAGTATTTAATTTATTAAACTGTATTGCTTGTGCTCCATAAGTCTCAAGAATAAAGAATGGATTTTTAGAAAAGTCTCTCTCTACTAAAGTATTTCTTGCTTTCACATTTGCAGGAGGATCCAATTTAACCATAGTATCCATATCTCGTGCCAAACTATGAATTAAATCACCTATTCTTAAATTATTCTCTTCTGATAATATTTTATTAGCCCTGGATTTTAATTCCATTACCTCTGAAACTGCTACACTAGGAAAATAACCCCCTTCTTTAATGCTTACTTCCATTCTTTTTATAGCTCCTCTAATAGATTTATTAAAAGATTTTAAATATGGAGTGTATACTTCTGCTTCTTTATTTTTATTATATGGCTTACCTGTACTTTGTATCCAAAAAGCGTCTCTCAATTTCCGTAAAGCATTAACATTCACCCTTCCAAGGTCACTTAATAATGATCTGGCTGTTTCAACAGCTCTTACTAAGTTACCATTATATGCCTTACCAACTCTTCCTGCTTCAGCTTCTAATCTTTCTCCAGGTAAATCTGCTATACCTTCTTTAATTTTCTTTTGAAATCCTACGTTATTTACATTCATTAAATTAATAAAATCACGTATCAATCTACCTTCTTGTGATTTAATAATCTCATCTACTTCTGCTGCATGTTTCATTCTTTCTTGGGGATCATTAGCGGTTCTTTGATTATTTTCCCTTTTCATAATTTCATTAAAAGTTTTAATACCAATAAACCCTGTTTCAACACCTTCTTCTATAAATGCAAGCCTCATACTTTTACTGATAGTTCTACTTTTATCAGATTGATTAACCATTTGGTTTCTTTCAAAGTTTTTAACAAGATCAAGCTCTTTATAAAACCCTTTAGTTATAGGACTCTTTTCTAATATTGCTCTTGGTATTTTAACTAAAGATTGCAAATATCCAAATTTTTTACCAACCTGTCTTTCATGTTGATCTATTCTCATTTTAACTCTAGCAATTTGACTTGGTTTTAATATAAAAGAATCATCTAAATCTAAAGATTCATTAGTGTCTCTAATAAAATCTCTTAATGCCCTAATAGCTATATCATCTTGCTCAAGTGATTTGATTTTACCAAATATTTCTGTTGTAAGTTTCTTAGAATTAAAATGTTCAACTAAATCATCTAATCTTTCTCTATGAGAAAGTATCTCTCCAGAAACAACGCCTTCACACCCACTGGCAGTTAATGCAAATCCTGCACCCATTATATCCCCTTTCTATTCTGGACAACCATCTCGTTTATTCTTTTTCTTTCTTCTAAATATAACCTTACTTTTCTTACCTTTGGTACCTGTATTCTTTAATGTATAATTTACACCTTCATATGAATCAGTTTTTAATATGTTAGCTATTTCTGGAGGCATAAAATCCCAATCATCAAATAAATATTTAATTATTTCAGCACTTTCTCCTAATTTCTCAAAGGCATTAGAAGAAATATCATTAGCAATAGAGTGATTCTTTATTAATCTATAAAAAGCATCATTATCAGGCCTTACTCCTTGCATTTTCTTAACTGCTTCTCTTTGATATTCTAAAATAGATTCAAGTTCTTTAGGCATCTCTACCGTACCATCATGATTCTGAGTAAAATATCCTTTATTCTTCATATATTGCAAAGATGTTCTGAATAAATTGCTATTTAAAGATAAATAAGGTAAATGTAAATTATCAACCTCAACATATTCACCTGGAACAGCTCTTGGTTTTACAATAAGTTTAATTAATTCTATATCTCTAAGCATAAGCTGCTCTTCGTTCAATTGAGTTCTTGATTTTGGATTCCATGTTTCTAAAAAAGTTTCCAATTCCATTTGGTCTCTGTCACCAGCAAATTCAAAAGCTTTATTTTTCTGAGCTGGAGTTTCAATTAACGCTTTTCTAGCCATAGTATAATCTGCATTAATCGTCTTTTGTAATTCATATAAATCATCATAAAATTCTATTCTTCTATTTTTATTAGGAATAATATTTTCTACATTGGTTGTCATATCAATTGCTTCATGCAATGCTATAGCTTCCAAAGATTCTTTATCCCCTATATATTTTCTTACTAATGGATTTTTCACTTCAATATAAGTACGTCCTTTAAAGAATGTTTTATAATCACCATTAGAAGCTTTGCCAACATACTCCAATTGATTTAAATTTAACTCAGAAACTGCTTTAGCATCTAAATGTTCTCCTTTAATGCTATATATATGAACAGCTTTACCTATATGTTTTGCATTATAAGACCTTTTCTTCAATTTAGTTGTGTTAATAATATTAACCTTAACCTTAGGGTCAATCAATTCTTTCATCGCCATTTTATCTAATATCTGTAAAGTACTTTCAATATCTGCTAACTTATTTAACACTACACTCTTTTCATATTCATTGATTTTGCCCTTAAATCCCTCCATTTTAGCAATTTCTACCTTTAATCGACCAGCATCCCTTCCTAATAAATGATGTGCCACAGAACGCATTTCTTTATTATGCCAATTTAATGTACCTTTCTTTTTATCCTTAACTGGCAAACCTACTCTAAAATAATCTTCTGCAGTTTCTAATTCTTCACTCATTCTAGTAGACGGTTCTACATTTGGAAAAAATGAACGATACATTGTAACTCTATTTAACAAATTACCAGTTCTATTAATAAAATCAGCTAATGATACATCTTTATTTGCTTCTAACATATCGCCATAATAATCCTTATCTCTCAATATACCTCTTTTAGCTATTTCATTTAGTAATAGCCCTGAATCATCTGTTTCTATAAGAGCTGGAATTTTACCCTTTTTCAGTGACTTGGTAGCATTAATATATCTGCCACCTTCTCTTACTCCTTGCTCAATAGTAATAAATTTATGATTAGGAGATTTAACTTTACCTCTCATAACATCCCCAATAAATTCTTTGATTCTACTAGCATCTTGAACAGCTTCTGCAGATTTATAATCTTTATAAAATGTATTAAGTATTGCTTGTTGCATAGATAAATTGCCAGTATATTTTCTAAATAATCTAGCAACTAGATATTCATTAGGATTAGACAAAAATGATTTCATTTCATTATGAACAGACTTAACATAAAAATCAGATGGTGTAAATTGACCTCCATCATTAAACGGATCACTAAACATAGATGATGAACGTTTTAATACATTCAATACCATATTTTGAATATCACGATTTAAATTTCTTTCAACAACATCTATTTTAGAAGGAGCAGTATCAGAAGAAAGTTGTCTAAATTTAGCACTATTAGTAACAACCCCTCTAAAATTAATACCAAGTTTTTGTTGTATCTCTTTAGGCACATCTCCATTCAGTAATGCACCTCTCATATGAGCAGCTATATCAGTTCCACCACCCCATATATCAACACTATTTTGATTAATAAGTCCCATTTGAATCATAACTTCATAAGGTCTGCTGCCTATAATATTTTTTAATCCATCAATATCAGTAAGGTTTTCAAACTCACTAACTGTTCCGTCTCTATGATTGAATTTAATCCCCATATTTTTGGCAGTATTAACAATATTTTTTAATTGAATCAACTCGCCTATAGCAAACTTACTTGCATTTACTTTGTTCTTTAGATCTGTAAATCCAACATCTTCTGAAATTTCTCCTATTCTATTCTTCTGATCAAGCCCTAATATATTCACATCGTGAGGAGTTCTTGGCAATTGTTGATAATCTTTAATAACGCCCATTCTTCTAATAGAAAACTCTACAAATTTTCTAGGCAAATTAGTATAACCATATAAATGATCTCCGTCACCATCTCGTTGATGCATTACTCTTAAATCATGTGCATTTAATATAGTATGATTGCCAAAATCTTGATGCAATACTTCTTTAATTCTATTCACACCTACATCCAAAGCTTTTTTAGGAATAGCCACATTTGTAGACAATAAACCCATATTGACTTTTTCAAAAAACTTTTTAATTTCAGGCTTAACATTCTTCATATACCTAGTGCCAGCAGGAATTAATTGCCCATCAGGACCTTTAGTGTCAACCTTAGTTCTAGCCATAATATAACCATGCTTCATCAAAGTATGTAATCCTGAAATATTAATTTCACTTAAATCTGTATCTTTAGCAGTTAACATTGTTTCTAATTCTTGAACATACAAAGTTAAAAGCTTTTTATTTTTATCAGATATAGCTTTAACTTTCTGATTATCTCCAACAAATCCATTATGTTTTTCTTGAACATCATATAAATGATCTACAATTTTAATCTTCTTAGTTCCTACATCATATCTAAATGCAATATCTCTACCATCAAGTTTAGCAACAAAATCTACTTGACTAAAACTCTCAATAGGAATTTGCCCCATACTATGAGCTACTGAAATCTCTCCAAAATTTGTAACTACTCTAAATACATCTTGTGTTTCAATTGCCTTTCCACTAATACCATCAACTGGAATATTTCGTTTTACAGTTCTAAACATAGGAGGAGCATGATCTCCAACATAATCATTAACTATATAACTATCTCTTCCCTTTTCTGTAGTAGGTCGTCTAATTTGATCGAATACTTTACTTTTAAATAATCCTAATACAGATTGTCTTATAACACTATTATGGTGTGACATAGCTCCATTACGTAATAAAACTTCAGCTAATGCATATCCACCATCTGTAAAATCATATCCAGTTTCATCCATTGCCTGTTGAAATAAGGCTAATGCTTGATCGTTATTATGTAATTGTTCAAAATTACTTTTTAGTTTACTTAATTGTTTTACTCTATTTATTAAACCTTTATAAACAGACATTGCTCTAATACCATCTCTGCCAAGAAAATCACTCATACTATGAGAAACCAATACATTTTCTCCAGGCTGTGATCCATATCCAAACCCAATTGATTCAAAGGGTATTGTTAATTTACCTTCTGTATCAGTAGATTTAATAAGACGTAGATTCTCAACAAGATTTAAATTAGAATCTAATCTACGGGGAACAATTTCATTACCATTAACGTTTAAACCATACAAGGTCTTTGCTGTGCTTTCCCCCATAAGAAAAGTTGTTCCAATATTAATCTTACCATCTTTAGTAATGAAAGGATTTTCATGCATATATCCTTTAACTAGCACACCCTCTAATTGAGATCCCAGTATATCACGATTATGGGCAATGTTATTTTTAAATCCATTATTATTCTTCTCTCCAGTAATAGCTCCATTTAACATAGTAAATTCATGATCTAATATAGATATATTTCCATCAATCTGTGAACTATTTAAACTCTCCATAATCAAAGCTTCACGTTTAGATTCTCTAGCAGCAGAAATTTCATCGACAGTATACTTCTTATCTTTATTAGCTATAATCTTATCATAATGTTTAGTTACTACTTTTTTATTACTAGTAGGATAATCAGGTAAATTCTTTATTTCCCCATAAGCCTCATCACTTATGACCTGAATACTAACTCCCTCTCTAGAAAACTTATCAGCAGCATTTCTTATATCTATATCTATACCTGACGTTCTTTTAATTAAATCAAGCCACCCATTTGCTACCCTAGCATAATTTTCATTAACTCCTTGTTTAGATAGCTTTAACAACTTATCCTGAAGTTTCTTATAATTAATTTTACTATCTTGTCTATAATGAGATTGAGAAAACAACTTATCAAATCCTCCAGAGTTAATAGCATCTAAATTCATTAATAACATTTTAGCCTCTAAGGATTCTCTGCCACTTTTTGCTAATAATAATTCTGTACCATACTCAAAATTTCTTCTGCCTTGAGCATCAAGAAACTTTTCAACTTTAACCGCATGCCATTGAGTAAAAAACTCATGAACTCTTTTAATATTATATTCAGTTAAAGGTAATACCAATGGACTTCCAGCATGCAAATCTAAAACTAATTTATTCCTAACATCAGAAATGCCTTTATTACTTTGAGCAATTGCATCTTCTATTTCTTGTCTATTAGTACTTTCTGCAATCTTTTTCTGTAACTTTATATCAACCAAAGGGTTTTTATTAACTAAATTTTGAATATGTTCTTTAGTAAATTGATTTAAAGTCATTTTTTTATCACCAATAATTACAACATCACTTAATGTGCCTACCCCCTCAAGATCTAAAGCCTTTAAAAAACTAGAAGATGACCCACCTAATGTTTTTCTAGTAACAACTGTATTCTCAAATTCAAGAGATTTTTCATTAATAGAATAAACTGTAGCATATTCCCCAATACCTGCAAGTTGTTTTAATAAAACTGGGTATTGAATCTTAAACTCTGCAAGCAACGGACTGCCTACCCCTACTCGCTTTTGAACAAATACTTCTATAGCTCTATCATTAGCAGGACTAGGAAATTCAACAGCTTGAGAAACCAAATCTACAAATTCTGGATCCACCTTATTAGGCTCATCAAGAGAAGTTAATTTAAACTTTTTAATAACTTTCATAGGAGTAACATTTTTATTATGAGCTGCCTTGGCTTTAAGAATATTATCTAGCATCTGTGTAGCCTCAGTATTATCTCTTTCATATTCATTCCAACTTTGAGTTCTAGCAGATATTTCAACTACTCTATTAACAATAGTACTTAATGATTCAAAGCTTTTATTATTAACATATTCCATAATAGCATCTTCTAAACTCATAGTAGCTATTATATCAGGTCTTTTCAAATCTTTTGATATTTCAGAAAGCAATCTATCTTGTGCGGCAATTATTTCTCCTCTATAAGCAGAAGAATTACCTAAACTAGAAAGCCTAGCTAAATTTTCATTCAACCTTTTAGAGGATTTAGTTTCATTTTTAATAATTTCCGTCATAGCATTGCCAATCGTCATGATTGTTTCTGGATTATAACGATTGCTAACAGAACCCAGAGGAGCTTCGCTATAATTTTGAATTAATAAATTTATTTCAGAAGTAACTCGTTGAATTTCATTAGCTATTACACTAGATCCTGATACTTTATTATGAATCTCCTGCAATATTTTCACAGAATTAACTTTAAAATCTTCCAAAGCTGTTCTTATACTAGCTTCTGAAGCAACTTGATTAGGAGCTAAGCCTAAGGCATTATTTCTACCAGATATCCCCTCCATATAAGTATTAAAATCAGCAAATAACTTATTTAATTCCACTCCTAATTTAGTTATATCCTCATCTTTAGTGCTTCTCTCTATTCTTTTAATAGTTTTATCAATAGTAGCTTGTATTTTAGGAGCTAATCCTTTTGACGTTACATCATATACAGATTGTATGCCTTTGGGATCTATTAAGAATAAATCTCCACCTACAACTGGATCAGTTAAATCAGATACAGCATTATGTTTACTAAGAATATCATATATTTTACTATATTTTTGAGTTAAATTATCAATTTCAGCACCATCTAAATCGCCTCTTCGTTCTAATGATTTCTTTAAAGCAGAAGGTGTTAGAATTTTTTTACTCTCTAAATCAAAGAATCCATTATCCCTTGCAGCAGAAGCTACAGCTAAAGCCTCTTCATTAAATCCTATAGATGCTAACTTTCTTCTAACATTATAATCTGCTAAATCATGTTTAAACCCTATAGAATAAGCCTCATCAATAGGAAATACTAACTTTAATCCTTTTTGTGATTCAATTAATACCTCAGCTTCTTCAATTGTAATAGTATGTTTAATACCTTCTTGCTCAATTCTTGCATTGCCACCAACCTTCATCCAATCATGTATTTCATTCACTCCACGCTGCAAGTGATCAATACGCTCATTTTGTTCTGCTTTTTCAGTATCGCTTAATTTAGACTCTTTTTTATCAGATACTACTTTAGGTGGCTTTTTAAGAAACTTGCCTATATCGGCATGATTTGGGCCAATATCAACCATATCTACATTAACTTTAAAGAAATAATCAGTCATTTGAAGAAAATTTTGCTCAGATTCTTGAAATTTCGGATCATCTGTTACTTTACCATTAGCTAATCTAAAAGCTCTTTCTCTAACTTGAGCCATTCTACCTTGTAAAACAGATGTTAAATACGGATTATCTGTAGTTTCAAGGAATGGGAATCGCATAGAATTGTTATTACCATGAGCATTTCTAACTACATGCCCCATATAACGTTCAACCATACTCTCAAGTATTTGACCTATATCTTTGCCTGGTTCACCTTCCAATACAACTTTTCGATCTGCTCCCTCACCTTCAACAAGTACCTTTCTCGCAAATTGACTATTAGCTTTAGGGTTGGCAATCTTATAAGCTGATAACATATCTAACAAACCTTTTACTTTATTAATTGAATGTTCATATTTACCTCCGATAGAAAAGTCAACCATTTCATCCATAATAATAGGATAGTAATCTACTTGTCCAGTAAATTCTCCTGTAGTTTTATCCTTTTTAACTACAATAGGCAATCCAGTTTCTCTGGCTAGTTCATCTAAAAATGAATAATAAAAATTAGCATTATTCATACCTACATCTATTTGAGTAACAGATAAAATATCTGGTAAAGAATATTCCTTAATAGAAGTACCATCTGCAAATTTTATCTCATTAAATCTTTCATATAATTCATCAATTCTTTCTTTGGATAATCTTTTTGGATCAACAGGAGTAAACTTCAATGGATCTGCAACTTCTGTAAGTTTCATAGCATTAGCAAGTTTTAATATTTCAGAAACTTTTTCAAATTTAAGTTGGTCTACTTTGCCATCAGCATAATCTGTAGATATTTGAGTATTTTTATTAGGCTCACCCCATGCAGCGTTATATAGTTGGCTACCAACTCTTGTGCCTCTAACAGTAACACCAAAAAGTTCCCCTATTTGCCTATTTTGATCATAAGCTTTAACCATTTCACTCAGCCTACCATGTTCCATATTTAAATAGTTATAAGTTTCTTGATATTTAGTAAACTTTCTAGACCATTGACTAACTTCATGCCTTCCCCATAAACCTCTGCCTTTTGTCATCATAGCTCCAATAGCCATATGCTGGAACAACTCAGGTCCTGGAGTATATTTATAATATCCTTTTGTAAACATATCACTATTCATAACAAGTGATCCTAATGTCATTCTAGCTATTTGACCTACATTTAACATCTCACGCAAATAACCAGCGCCCCATTCTCTAAATGATTTATCTGCAACAGCTCTATACTTGTCTAATAATTGTGAAACATGACTTGCAGGCATTTTTTTAGGATCTCCTAATGTAGTTAATATCTTTTCAGGAGTATAAGTAACAGATTTACCTGCAGCATTTTTTACTTTAAAGTTCATACCTTTAAATAAAGAAACATTCTGGACATTCATATCAGAGCCTCTAGTTAACATACCTAACAAGCCTCTAGCACTCTGCTCTCCTTTTTTAGTAGATACCATATCCTGATAATTAGTTTTTCTATATTCTTTACGAAAACTATTTAGACCACGTTTGGTTCTAAATAACTCTGCACCCTGTTTTAAAGTATACTTACCACCTCCAGGAATAGCTCTAATACCTGGGAATATACCTGCTAATACAAGAGAATGTTTAACATTTTTTCCTAAATCTGTTAAACCTATCTGATCATCATGAACCATATTTCCCACTCCAGCAGAAATCAAATTATGTGATGCAAATAAATAGAAGTCTTGTGCAGCCATCCCTAAATACTTAGCTGGATTACCCATCATTCTAGGGAATCTTGTGCCTATTGCACTTTCAACCCAATCTTCAATAGTATTTATATGCCTCCCAGGTTTTCTTAATTCTACAGCAACTTTCTCTGCAATTTCATTTGCAATTCTATCATCCACTGTTTTACCTGAAGTTTTAAAAGAAGATTTTAAACCTGCTGCTAAGTTTCTTTGTAATAAATCATTAGCTTTAATTAACTCATCGTCACTTATACCATGCCTAGCTATATATTGACGAGTAGCTTTATCTTTAAGAAGTTGTTTATCGAGTTGTGATTTTAAATACTTTTCTCCAAGCCCCTTGCTAGACATATCTTTAGCAACTTTAGAAGAAGCTGCTTTAGAAATAGCTCTCCCTCCCTTAGATAAACCTGATATACCATATCTACTAGCTTTGCCAGCTAGTCCAAATGGACCCCAAGGTGCAACTAAAGAACCTACATTACCAAGACCAGCACCCATTCTATATGCCATAGTTTGATTTTCTTCTTCTGGTCCAAATCTAAGTAAACCAAAAGTCATTCCTGAAACAGCTCCAGTTATACCACCATATAAGAAATCTGCTAAAGAACCTGTTTCGCTAGCTCTTCCTATCGCAATATCATTTGAAAAATCAGCTTGTGAAAAAGACGATAGGTAATCTGGAGTACCAGATCCACCTATATTAAAGCCCCCTAAATTAGAATCATCAAATAAATTAAATTCATTAAATTCTCCGTACTCTAAAGCCATGCTTATTTATCCTTATACTCAGAAATATAACTTCTCCTTAGTAACTTTATTTGTTGCATTATAGCCCCTTTAATTGACTTCTTTGTTTCTTTAAATAAGAAGATAATCTATTAAGTTCATCAATAGCTTCTCTACTATTTTCTATATGCGCATTATAAGCATTAAGACTTGTTTTAAATAAATTGTAATTGTCTCCTGTAGCATACTTAGAATCAAGTAAATAGTTTTCAAACTTACTATTTAAACGCCTCATTAATTCATCACTAGGAATAATTCTTTTATCATCAATTTGTTCCACGCCTACAGACCAATCATTTAATCCAAATACCCCAGTCTTATAAGTATCTCTCCAATCAGCAGCTGTAGGTACCATAAGCCTCTCAAACCAATTTTTATTTTCAGCTACTCTTTCATTAGTAGCTTTACTATGCCCAGCATCTCCACCAAATCTTACAGTACCTGTTGAGTAAAGTTCTAAATAACGAGTTAACTCACTATTAACATGATAGCGATCAGGATCTTCTTCTAATAACCTATTCAAATCATCTAACCGTGTATTAGCATTCGTAATATCATTCGATATTGTATTCTTTGTATAGTCAGAATATGAACTTAAAAAATTAATTCTTTTATTTAAATTATCCTCTTGAGAAAGAGTTTCGTCATATAAAAATGGAATTTCACCTTTTGTTATATAATATTTGTGTATATCTTCAAAATCAGCATTCCATCCTGGCATTAAATTAGTTGATAGTTTATTCATTAATGTAGTATAAGCTTGCTCATTAGGACTAGAACCTTTAGCATCCCATTTTTCTAATAACGGCAATGCTTTATTTAATACCTTATGTATATGAATAGCAACATCACGGGTATCACTATCATCATACATAGTATACAAGGATGCCATATCAAGATCGATAGATTCACCCACACTATATTTTCCTCCTGCAGCAAAATCTTCTGGCATCCAATCACTTGGCAATGAGCTCTCAGAATCTAAGCCCAAAAATTCATCCAAAAAAGTACGGTCTGATGGTATAATCCCTGCATTTTGAAGTTCATGAAACTCATGCAATTTATTAGCTATAGGAATACCTTCATCAATATCTATGAAACCCATTAGTCAAACACCTCGTCTATTTCTGCTTCCCATGATCCTTCTTCAACCTCTTCTTTAATACTAGGAAAATTTCCACTTCCTATACCTATAGCATCTCTCCACATAGTATTCCAATATGATTCATCTGTCACATATTTACGCAAATCTTGAATATCTTGAGAAAATAAAGTTGGAAATCCTTCTTTTAACAAAGAAACAATTTCTTTATTATGTTGTTCTGCATACTCTAATCTTTGTAAAAATTCTGAACCACTAATAACACCTGTTCCTGATACATATGAGATTACTTCATGTAAAGCATTTATATTCTCTGACTTTTTCTCTTCACTTAAATTAGGATAATTCTTATTCATATATAATCTAAATTTATTTTCAAACGCTGGATTTAAAACTACCCTAGCTTGATCTCCTTCACCTTCTATAACAGATATATTATTTTTAATAGCTTTTAATTTATCTGCAACCTTTCCTTTTGATTCAGCATATAATATTTTATAGCTATCAGCATGTTCAGATGTTCCAATTTTAGCTTCATATAACAACTGTTTATTTAAATCTTCTAATTCATCCAATCCAGTCATCTTTGCTTTAACCTTCTCATAAGTACCCAATTTAGATTTATCTATACCAGCTAAAGTATTTAAATAAGCAAGATCAGCTTCATCAATTTTAGCATCTCTAGTTAAATCATAAATATTTAATTGATCAGCATCTATCCTACGACCTGCTTTCATATCTGCTGAAAGTTGCAATAACTTAGAAGAAGAAACTCCTTCAGGAACTGTAAGATCTAAATCCATTACATCTGAAGGTCCAAATATTGATTCTTGTGGGCCTTTAATTACAGCCAAACTTGTTAAAACATCTTCAGCTGTATTAATAAACTGCATCTGTTTATTTAAATCTATCATATCCTTTTCCATACCTACAATATCTTGATTTAAATTTTGTAACTCAGCTTGAATTTCATCTGCAGCAGAAGAATTAAATGCAGCAACAATATTAAATGGAGTACCTTCTTCGGATACTTCTTTCTCTGGTAATGTAGAAAAAGCAAAACGAGCATCTTCTGTGGAGGTTCTTAAATCCTGTAATCTTATATTAGTACGTTGCTTTTCTAAAACCTTATTATCATATAACTTACGTAAACTATCTAATTCTCTTATTTCCTTCTCATGTGCCCTATCTGCTTCCTTCTCAAGTTGAGTAATCGTCAATTCTTGCTGTAATCTTTCCTCGGCAGCAACATTTTTTTGCTGTTGTAAAGCAGCATTTAATATAAACTGCGTATGCATCTGGTCTAATTCTTCCCATATACTCTTACTTGCCATTATTTAACTCCATATTTTTTAGGGTTGATCTGGATATGTCAAATCTTCGATTCCTTGTAAATAAGTATCCAACATTCCACCTTCTCCAAATCTTTTTGCATAGATATCTTCAGCCGCTCCTATATCAGTAGTACGATACCCCATCATTTGTGAACCTATATCACCCCATTTGCCTGAACGTGCTAATTGTAAAGCTTGAGAACCTTCTTGATATTCTGATTCAATATCTCCTAATTTAGTTTCATAACCCCCAGCTGCTTCTAATCCAGAAGCTCCAAACTTTGTTCTCTCACCTGTTAAAGTATGTCCATAAGCTTCACCTAAAGTAGCTACATCAGCTTTTGATTGCTCATATCCTCCACCTAAAGTTTCAATAGTACCACGTCTGCCTGCAATATCACTAGCCCATTGAGCTTCTTGAGTTCCTGATGTATCTTCTCCAAAAGGTCCTATAGACCAATCTACCTGCTCATCAAAATAATCTTGTGTTTTAAAAGCACTTCTAGTTGCTTCATCACCAGTCCATAATTGATCATATACAGCTTGATATGCTGCATTATCATATAATCGACTTTTCATATTATTATCATCACCTTCTTCCCATTGATCAGCACCTGCCCACATACCTTCAGTAGCTATGCCAGGAGACACAGCCTGCAAATATTCTTCTGCCCATTCCATAAACCTTTCAGTATATTTTGAATGCAGTTTTGTACCTATACTAGTATCTGATTTCATATACTGCTGAGCAATAGATACTCTATCAGGAAATGTAATTTCATATTCATGCTCTAAATCAGTAATAAAATCACCTAAACTAGTAGGAATGCCACCTTCTTTGTCCCATGTTTGAAATATTCCTTCATCACCAATATTATAAACATCCTGTAAATCTTTTAAAAATGCGTCATTATACAATAACTGATCCATTCCAGGAGCGTCTGCTCCAATAGGATATAATTCTGCATATTTTGCATATTGTCCTTCATATGCCCCTGCAGCTTCTTGTAATGTTGAACCAGTATCAGCATACTCAAATTCTTCTCCAGTAAAATATTTTGAATAATCAATTGCCATAGTATTTCCTATTTATTTGTAAGTTTTTTTAAGTATTTATCTAGAGCAGAAGTTCCAGTCTTTGCCCCAATAAGATTGCCCCAATAATCAGTTAAAGATCCAGTTTCATATTGTTTGCCCAAAATAGCCGCTTTTTTAGCAGGAGTTAAAGTCCCTGCAGCTTGCAGTTTTGCGATTTTTTCAGCAGCTAATACTTCAGATCCCGCAGCTAATGCTTCTACACCAGCTCCCGTACTCCAAGGCATTTTTCCTTGAGCTTTTAATGCTTTAAGATATTTAGATCCACCTGATAACATAAAAGTAGAAGCTGCGCTAGTTAATCCAGATTTAACAGCAGAAGTTTTTAAATCTTCAGCTTGTCCACCTATATCAGCAGCTATATTTCTAATATCAGCTCTGCCCATACCTCTTCTTGCACCTGCTCTTTTTGTAAGTTTATCTAATGCTTTTGCTTCTTTTCTACCAAACAAATATTTACCTGCTCCAGTTCCAGCCCCCATGGCTAATGCAAACAAAAAAGGATTTATAGCTGATGCACCGCCTAATAATGCCGCCCCTAAATTAACACCTAATTGGCCAAACAAAGACCCCTTAGATCCCGCTTCAGCAATTGCTCCTATTCTACCTTCCCAATCTTGAGCTGCTTTACGAGTTTGAATCTCGCCTCTCTTTTTTGCATGTCTTATTTGTCTCTTTAAGCTCATTTTAACTCCTTTTAGCCAACTTAATATAGTTTATATTATCTCTCTTATGCAACATTATAATTATATAAATTATCTCGTTATAAATTTCAATGTTAAACTTCCTTGTAATGTTCTAGTTCCAGATGCATCTGCATGGCTTATCATAGGAATAACTATATTTCCTGCACTTAAATCAGTATCAAAATCTTCTTTACTAAACTTATATGGGACTCTTGCTGTACCAATAGTTACAACAACATTTCCTGCAGATGCAAGAGTTGTATTGCTTGCCGCTTCAGTTACTGTTCCATGATAAACATGTACTGTAGGATTATTTGTACTGCTTCCATTAGAGATAACTCCATGCATAGCAACCAATGTGCAATCTTCAGGAACAACAAAATGCCCTGAAACGCCTCTATAATCAAATGCTGTAGGACTAGCATCAGTAGTATCCCATCTTCTATATGAATTAGCAGTATCATCTACATCTAAAAAATAAAACGTACCATTAGATGCTGATGGTACATAAAAAGGAAACGACTGCCATATTACTGCTCCTGATGTTATTGCTGCAAATCCTACTGAACTATCAGTTTTAACATTCTGATCCATATCATAGACTTCATTAGCTCCTTGCCCTGTATCAATAGTTGTGCAAGTTAATGCTCCTGTAGAAACTGCTCCTGTAGTATCAATAGTACTTGAACCTACATCTATATTTCCAAAACCACTTGTAATACTACCACCATTTAACGCTCCTGTAGTAGTTATAGCTAGTCCATTAATATCTCCTTGAGTTTGATCTGCAGTAGCTCCATTTTCTACATTAATTAAAGTTCTAACCTGACTAGCGGTTAAAGCTGTAGCTACTCCTGTAGATCCACTAATATTGCCTAACATATTATCATCTGCAATGGAATCTGGTACTGGTAAAGATTCCCAAGTTAAATTACCTGAAGAATCTGATTGTAATACTTTATCACTTGCAGGCGGAGCAGCAGGCAATACATAATCTTGAGATGTAGTAGTAGTACTATGCGCTTTTAATCCAGCATAATGACTAGTATCAGCATCAAAAAATCTTAGTAATAAGGTATTAATAAACTTATTAGTTAGCCCTTTATTCTTTTGATTAATCTTACTTAATCTATCTAATGAAGTTTGATGCCATTCCCCATTATATTTAACAAATAATTTTACTCCATCTGCCATCAATCCTATATGCATAGAACCATTATTCCCTAATCTTTTAGAAGGAACTGATTTACCTACAGTTACTTTAGGTTGTTTTTTTGAATCTAAAACATTAAGTTTATTCTGTAAATTTTTATTATCTAACATTTTTATTCCTATATACAATCGATATATCATTTACTTCAAAATTATAAGGTGTAGGAGCATGATCATTAGGATGAATTACAACAGGATCAGGAGGAATAATAGACTTCCCAGCATTTATAAAACCAACCTGTATTGACAAAGCATTATTTAATCGTTTATCAGGATCATTAAATACAATAGTTGCAACTTTTGATGAATCTTGAGTAAAAGTTTCTCCTGAAGTTATATCTAATGTTTCAATATATCCTGCTCCCCATTCTTCGTTATATGTTTGCCTTGATAATCCTTCATCAAAAAACAATCCATAATTTTGAGACTGCTCCACATTAGGAAACACATTAAATACTCCATCTTTAGTAGTTGCAATTAGAAATACTCTTACTCTAGGAAATATACCAGCACTAAGATTGTTTTGTGAATAACATATGTATACTCTATATATTTTCTTTCTAATAGAGGGATCTCCAAAATCAATATCCTTAGTTAACAAATTAAAAAATGATGAAGAAACTGGATTTCTATCCCATTTTTGCATATTTGTTTTACCAAATACTTCAAAATCATTTGGCACAGTTAATACACTCTTAACAGTAGAATGTGGATGCGAAACGTCATAAAAATCTTGATACAATCTAGCATATTTAAACAATTTATTTGTATCCATATTATATCCATATCTACCCTCTCCAAAATTTTTATCTATATCTAATGTTACACTATCAATAACTTCATTTATACGATA